ACCTCCTTTGTTTGTTTGTCAATTACCTTCCTCTGCCGCTTCCGCTGCCTGAGAATTTGCCTTTTCCGCCCTGGTTCCATTTGTTCTTCAGGTTGGCTATTGCTTTGTCGGCTTCGATGCCTATTCTCGGCGCTGTTGCTGTTTCTTCCGAGGATTTGTTGTTATAGGTGTTGTTTGTGGTTTGAGCGATGCTGCCAACTGTTTTTGCGCTGCTTGACCCGATATTCTGCATGATACTCTGCATGTATCCGGCTTCTTCCCAGTTTTTCGTTTCTTTTGCCGTGTTGATTGCCTGCATGGCGTTCTGTAGGAACTGTGCTGTGTTGTTCCCGTAATCATACATCGCTTGCATGGTGGCTGTGTGTGCTGCCGGTATGGCTGATGCCTGAGCATGGCTAAAGGTTGCGTTACCGACTGCTGCCTGTCCTCCGCTGCCGCTGCTTGCTCCAAACCCGTTGTAAGCTGCCAGTGCAGGGTTCAGACCTGCTTTTTTCAGGTCTTCTACTCCTCGTTGGTAGGCTGTGCTGGACATCATCTGTTGCCAGTCTCTGTTTTTCTGGCTTTCTTCTCGGTTAAAGGCCATTGCCGAGGCCTGGCTTTGTGCTGTCAGCTCGTTCGCCCTGGCGTTTGACCATAGGTTCATCAGGTTGCCTAGCGCCCATTGTCCGCTCTGGAGGTTGTTTGCCGTGGTTGCCTGTCCGGCGTTGAAGTTTGCCGCTGTCTGGCTGTTGTTTCCTGTGATGCCTGTCATGGCCTTTCCCAGGATATCTGCGATTCCAGATGTGTTACCCTGTGTTACCTGTGCGCCTTGGGATCCTGTTGCCTGGCTCATGTTTCCGCTCATGCTGGTATTCCCAACTTGTTGGTTCATGGTGTTCTGATTCATTGCGCTGCTGTTCGAGCCCTGGCTGTTGATAAAGCTGCTTGCAATGTTTCCCAGACTTCCTATCACGCTTGGCAGCAGTTGCAATGCGATTGCTCCCCATCCTCCCATTGTGCACCTCCTTAGATCGTATTAAGGCCCGGCACGCTGTAGATCGGCATGGGCCGTGTCCAGGTTTGATCAAAGTAAAAGTTGCAGATGAACTGATAGCTGTGATTGGTGTCTTCAACTGCCAATGTTCTGGCGATGTTTTCTGTCCCTTCTTTGATCCAGTCGCTCGACAATCTCGGAAGTTCTGTGTAGTGATCTGCGTAGTGCCAGGCATCCAGGCTTTGTGCGTATGTGCTGCGCATTTCGGACGTTATCATGTTTGTGCGGTACCTGTAATCTGCCCAGGCTTCCTGGTAACCGAATACCTCTTCGTCCTTTTCGGTTCCCTGTGCATAGATTTCTTGGTTTAATACTGGCTGTTCTCCCAGGTTTGCAAGCATCGGGTCATAGTAGCTGAATCGTGTGCTTCTCGTCCACATCCGGCTTAATCCCTGCTGATAGCTGTGTTCCACTCGCACGCAGCACAGGCCCAGGACATAACCGTGCTCGGTTGCGCTGTAGGTGCACATGTGTTTGGACATGGTTGTCATACTGTATGCTGCTGTGTTGCCCTGCGGGCTGATCTGGCTGCTGCTGCTCGTTTGAATGACCTGGTTGATGTTGATCGGCATTCTGTATCCGCCGATGTATTCGCTTCGGTCAAGTCGTGCATCTGGTGAGGTTACACCCCAGGCTCCTTTCAGGATCTCTTTGTACCTGGTTCCGGTTCTCGCATCGCGTTCCAGGATATGCTGCACTGCGATGGAGTTTCGGAGTTCGTTGATGCTGATTCCTGATACTGCGGTAAGGTCTGCTTGCAGGTTGCCGGTTGATGTTTTAAGCGCATTGCCGCTGGGGTCGCTGTATCCTGTGATTTTCGTTGCAATTGCGTTTGGATCATTTAAATCGTTTGAGATTGTTGATGTTGCTAGAGAGTCTGTTGTGTCCAGATAAATTACTTTATCTGTTTTTTCTCCGTTATAGGTTAGCCATACTGGTGCTAGCCCTGCTAGGCCGATTTCTACGCCCTGGCCTTTCTGTGGCTGCGGTAGACTGCTGGTGAAATAGTCTTTGTGTTTGCAGACTTTGAGAAGTTTTCCGCCTACTGCTGCTGAGTTTATTCCTTCTCCTATGTCATCATCTTTTATGTGGTTGATCGTTTTATCTTCTGTTATTACCCCTTTTGGCTGTTGCAAGTTTTCGTCTCGGAACCACTCGTTCCATATCTTCGCATATGCATTAAAAGGCATTCTGTTTATTTCCAGGCCCGGCACTTCTGTTGGGATTCCCATGTGATCCGCGATGGTTCCCACTTTCCATCCTTCTCCGCTTGTATCTTTTACTTTGGGTGTCGTGTATTCTACTTTTTCTGCCCAGTAGCTTGAATCGTTCTGGCCCATCATGTTTACGAAGTGATCCCAGAGCAGCCGACATGGCACGAAGAAGAAGAAAATATCCATGTTACAGTTATCCATAACAGGATAGAGTGGAGTGGCCATGCGTACCAGTCCGTTCACATCGATCTTGAAAGTATCGCCAGGTAATACCTCGTCCACGTAGATCGGTACCAGTTCGCCCTCGTTGATTGTGGTCAGCAGTGAAAAATCTCTTTTGAAGCGGCTTCGCCGGATTTCTGCGTGCGGTACTTGGCTGTAGTGCTGTTCAGAGTTTCTGTTCATGCTTTATTCCTCCTTTTTTGTTGATTCTGCTGTGTCTGGTTGTGCTGCAGCAGCGTTCTGATTCGGCATAATGCCCATATTTTTAAGCCATTCCGGATCTCCTGCGGTTGCTGCCCAGTTATCAAAGTTGTTGTTGAACCTGTTTCGGATTTCTAGCGGCAGTGCCTCGAACTTTTCTTTCTGTTCGTTCATCATGTTCCGCCATTCGATGTAGTTTGCAGGCAGTTTGCTGGTGTCGATGTACCAGCCAGGATTCGCCATGACGGTTGTGTCACCTGCTGCATATCTTGCCAGGATGCTCATGGGGTCAACTTCGTCACGGTAGCTCTGGATTTTTTCATACGTGTTGACCTCTCCGACCTGCTCAAGGTAGGGATTTCCGTTTTCATCGTACCGCTCTTTGTATTGCGGTTCCATAATATTTCCCGGCTCGTTTGGCTTCCTTTTCGGTTTTTCATCTTCATAAGGCGTAAAGATTTTAACCATCCTTTTTTTCCTCCATGGTTTTCTTGACCTGCTCGATGTTCCATTCCAGTTCCGGCATGATCGGCGTGATCAGGCCGGTTTCGGTGTCGTACTGCCCCAGATGATAGACCCGTTTATCCTCGCAGTCGCTTTTTTCCATCTCCTGGGTCATCCATTTGAAGGTGCGTTCCTTGACGATTGGATTGATTACCATGATGTTTCCGAAGGTTCCTGCCAGTTCATCCTTGATTGCATAAAGTTCAAAAGTCATTGTTGCTATCCTCCATAATTTCGTTGATGATATCGTTTTTGTGATATCTCATCCCATATTCGATTGCTTTTCGTGTCGCTGCCGGCACGCTGCATCCCAGATCTTCTGCCAGATCATCAATTTCGGCTGCTGTGTCGTACCTCAGTCTGACTGTCAGTGTGCAGCATGCCATGTTCTTGATTTTCTTCACAGTCGGATTCCTCCCCGGCTCGGTTTCGGGTTGACGTTGATTTTTTTGGTCTTTTTTGCTGTGTTGGTGAACACCTTCTTGTCGGTTTTCGGTTTAACAGTGCTGCGGTATGCCATTACTCTTCCTCCTTATCGAGTTCCAGTGTGTGGTAGATCTTATCCAGCATGTGCAGGATTTTTTTGAGATGTCTGAAAATCGCGTTGATGTCTTGCAAAGTTACCAATGTTTTTAACCTCCTTTCGGTATTTTTGTTTACAGTTCCATTCTATCAAAAAAAAAAAAAAAAACAAGGTGGAATTTTGTCCACCTTGCTGATTTTATGGTTGTTGGCTGTCCGGTCGGCCGTGGTCGGCCGACGATTAGAGGACAGCGCAGCGTATAGGTTAGATTCTGGTTGGTGCTCTTATTGGCCGTTCTCGTTGTTTGTAGATGGCTCAGACTTCTGTGCGTATGAGTTTGCTCATTCGTTCTTGCATTTTTTTGTCTTTCAGGTTATAATAGTCCTGCATGGTCAGGCCGGTTTGCTTGAGCTGAGCAAAGAGAGCGTCGTTTGCGATTCTTCGGCGTTCTCGTTTGATTGCTTTCAGTTCTTCAGATTCGGCTTTTTCTGTTATATCTTCGATTTTTTGAACTTCTTCATCTGTCAGTGGCTTTGCTCCATGGTCGATGTCGAACAGCTTGTCAAAATATCTTGGCGGTTTACAGATTTTTCCGTTCTTCAGCTGTATCTGATCTTTTTCGTAGATTTCTGCTGCATGGTCATAGTAGTATTGTGCACCGATTGCCGGTTTTTTGCTCATAAGGCATTGTTCCGGCATAATGCCTAATTCTTCATAAAATTTTTTGCCGTCCTTTCCGTAAATCTTTTTTGTTGTGTACCTTGCTGTGTATGCCATAGATCGCCATTCTGCTGGTGCTAGGATGACGTGTCCCATGCCCCAGATTTTTTCTAGCCATTCGCAGTTATAGTATGTGAATCCTCTTTCTTTCTTGTAAACTTTTAAATCTTCCTGTTTTATTGGTAGATCGTAGACAATTGCGTGATAGTGTGGTCTGTGTGTCTGGCTGCCGTATTCGCCAGCTTGGAAATACATCAGCTTGCCTTTTCCTTTTTCGTGGTATTCTATGTGCCTTCTGAGACGTTTCCAGAATTTTTGCATGTCCTCATAGCACAGACTGAGGTTTTCTGTTATTACTTCGCCTGTCAGTGTGTCCCATGTCGCTTTATATGGGACATTTTCGTTATTATAGGTGATTGTTAGGAACCATGCGTTTTTATGGTATGGCAGCTCCATTTCCATCCGGTTCGCCCAGGACGCAGCGTTTGCCATTTTGCATCCAGGACAGTGCCCGCATGGTAGCAGCTGAGCATTCTGTTCTTTGAGTAGTTTTTTAATTCGCTGTTCGTTCCACTTCTGCTGTTTTTGATCTGCGTCAAACTCTAGCTTTTCGCCTGTTTTTGACAAGTATGCCTTCAGGCTGACCACTCTTTCTTGTCTGTTGATGACGGTTCTAACCAATGGCCTCGTACATGGCATAGATGTTTCATGCCTCCTTCCCTGAATGGGCCCCAATAACCTTCTTGATGTTATTGGGGCCCATTGACACAATTTTTAGATGCTGCTTGCTTCTCGTTATGGATAAATGTTGCTTCCCTGAGTGAGGCGGTAGCCGTAACTCATGCTGTTTTTTGGTATCCCAGTGCTTCTGCGTATTCGTCAATAGCATCTCTTATGATATCACTGTCGATATATTTATCATACAGTTTGCATGTTTTGATGAACTCTAGCTCTTCGATCTGTTTTTGTGTCAGGTTGATGTTCATTCTTTTTGCCATTTGACTTCTCATGTTACGCCCTCCTACTTTAAGTGTACGATTTTTACACCCATATTATACACCTCCTTTGTTTGTTTGTCAATTACCTTCCTCTGCCGCTTCCGCTGCCTGAGAA